GTTGCTGGCGGCATTGCTGGACTACAAAGCGACATAGGGTTTATTGGAGGGGCGCTTGTGATGGGTGTGGTTGTCTGGACGCCGGTACTAATAACAGCGCGAACTCAACCACTGCCTGACCCAGTACAGGAGATCAGTGATGAGTAACTTGTCGCAACATATCCGCAGTCTAGCGCAAAGCAGCACGACCCCGCAGACACTGCTTGATATAGCTGAGGACGTGCAAGAGCTTGAGGCAATAAATGCAGAGCTTGAAAAGTGGGAAGAAGAAGCCAGAAGGTTCTGCAATAACGCCGACTATTGGCGTGATAAATACATGGCGTTACTTCAGGAGCGGTATGTACTGGAGGCAGAGAAAGCCATAAACCCAGCCAGTGCGGGGAGATGATTGATGACCAGTAGCGATTTACAGAAAGCCTACGACACCCTGCTACCCAAGCTGCACAAGCACTCGCTGATGCAGCTGGCGATAGCGTCTGACCTTAGCGATACAGGGATAGGCGCGATTCGGACTGGAGAGGTGAAGAACCCTAGCATCCACACGATCATCAAGCTGATGCGCGGAATTGAGAAGCTGGAGGGTGGTGATGCTTGACCAAAACGCAACGGACTACAACATGATTTTACGCGACTACTTTGCGGCAGCCGCACTGCCCACGGTAATAACTGAAATGGTAGAAGATATACGTGAACCCGGAGCGATAGATCATTGCGCTGGCGCAGCGTACCGCATTGCAGACGCCATGCTAAAAGCCCGTGGTGACCACTATGCGTAAGTGCATCCACGGCCAAGTACGCCCCTGCCGGAACTGCCAACACCCAGCTGCCAACGGGTATTCGTGTGAGACATGCGGGTGTGAGAGCCCCAGTGACGGTGTAGACATGGATCAGTGGATATGAGCTCTCCAGCCCAGAAGAAGGCATCAACCAAGTACCGGCGCACCCTGTCCGACAAGGGACTGGCCCGGCTATCGATCATCGTGCCCGTAGAACTGAAAGAGGAGTTTGTGCGCGCTGCCGCCCAGGCACGAACGGAGAAAAAGCGTTACGACGAGAAAGGCGCTTAACTGGGACCCAAAAACCTCAGTAAAACGCCTTTTGGTGTGATTTCAGCCCGGTGATGTCGTGTGATGCGACAAATCCGGCGCTGACCTAAACGTGCGGTTTAGTCACGGCAAGGATTATGGGCTACAATTCTGGCCGCATACACAATGGAGTTGCACTATGTCGGCTGTTACGGCGCTCTCACAAAGGCCCTTCCCGCCTGCTGCGTTGATCGAGCTCAATGGCGCTGCCGGTCAGTTTGTTCCGGCGCTGTCTTTGATGGAATGGATACGAGACGCCTTCCTCGATGCCGCCGGGGGGTTGCACTGGTCTGGTCACTCTCATCTGAGGGAGGCCACCATCGGGTGCTTATGGACAACTGCCGAGAACACCAACAAGGGCCGGTCCATCGTCGGGCAGGCTGAAATGACAACACGCGGAGGTGGTGGTGGATGGTCTCGGGCCAGATCAGCGCAACAGCGCCGTGAGTGGTTTGGTCAGGACCCGCTGTTTCTGCTTACCTTCGACGCCTATCACGCTGCCACGGTGGATAACGCCACGTTCGCAGCACTGGTGGACCATGAGCTCTGCCACTGCGCCCAGGTGCTCGATGATTTTGGCTCGCCTGCGTTCAACAGCCAGACTGGCGAGCCGTTATTCACCATTCGCGGGCATGACGTTGAGGAGTTCGTGTCCGTGGTCGAGCGGTTTGGTGTGGCCGCAGCTGGGCCGGATGCCGTCGATCTGGTCATTGCCGCCAGTAGGCCGCCCAGTATCGCGCCATCCATGCTGGCCGCTGCCTGCGGGACCTGTAACCGGAAGGCCGCGTAAATGGCCGGTCGAGGAGGTAAGCTAACTGACGCGATGCGCCGGTTCATTGTTACCCGGCTGGCGCTGTACGATCTGCCGTCCGAGGTGGCAGAGATGCTTACCGAACAATTCAAGGTAACGATCACCATCACGGCTGTCCGTCGCTACGATCCCGAGCGCAACAACCAGTGCAGCAAGCGATGGAGCGATCTCTTCTGGGTAGTGCGCAAGAACTTTCACGCCAGCACAGCTGAGTTCGTGCCGACCGCCAACAAAGCTGTCCGGCTGGCCTATCTGGACAAAGCCGCAAGGAGCTATCTCAAGAAGGGCAACTACTTCGGCATGGCCAAGATGCTGGAGAGCATTGCCAAGGAGTCTGGTGGATCGTTCACTAATCGCCGCGAGGTGACTGGCAAGGATGGCGGGCCGGTCGAGTACAGCGATGTCAGTGACATGACTGACTCTGAGATACAGGCCGAGATGACGCAGCTATTCAGCCAAGCCCTTGCTGGGGTCTCTCCCGCACCAAAATGAGCGCCATAACGGGCCTTACGCCAGAACTGATCTCCCAGCTGCCGGTCCAGTCACAGGCCCGATTGATCCACTTAATGCGCGGCATGCTGAACCGCAAAGGTCAGTCGCTGTTCTATAAACTATTCCCTGAGGTAGACACGCTCTGGGATGGCCCGCCGCTAATGGGTGGACTGGTCGCTCCGGGGCAAATCATTCACTCCCGGGACAAGTACTCCAAACACCTTGAGTTTTTCGCAGCTGGGGCCGAGGCCCGAGAACGCTGCTTCATGGCGGCTAACCGGGTTGGTAAGACATTCTCCGGTGGTGGCTACGAGGTGGCTGCCCATCTGACCGGCCAGTACCCGGATTGGTGGGAAGGCCGACGATTCGCGCACCCCATCAGTGCTTGGGTGGCTGGCGACACCTACGAGTCTACCCGGGACATCATTCAGCTGACCCTGCTGGGTGAGATGTCCTACAAGGGATCGCGCAAGTCGCTGGACGGTCGCGGAGTTGTGCCGGGTGACTGTCTGGGCAAAATGACGTGGCGATCTGGCGTGCAGGACCTTGTTGACCGCATTAAGATCAAGCACATCACTGGCGGCTGGTCCTCGCTGGCCTTCAAGTCATACGACCAGGGCCGCAAAGCGTTTCAGGGTACGGGGCGGCATGTGATCTGGGCCGACGAGGAGCCGCCCGCCGATGTTTATGGCGAAATGCTTATCCGTACTGCCACGCTGAACGGTATCTGCCTGCTTACTTTTACCCCCTTGAGCGGGCTATCTGAGGTGGTGTTGTCGTTCCTGCCCAAAGAGATGCGCCCGGACAATGGCGACGATCTGTGATATAGAGAGCGCATAATGCGACACGGAGGTGTCCATGGTTGATGTTGTAGGCGGCAAGGCGCTTGTTACTTGTGGCTGGGAGGATATTCCGCACTTGGATGCGAAGACCAAGACAGAGCTGATGGCCGCTACGCCGCCACACCTGAGAGATGCCCGTGCGCATGGCAAGCCGTCACTCGGCGCCGGAGCTATCTACCCGGTCGCGCTGGAAGACATACTTTGCGATCCCTTTGCCATCCCTGCCTACATGCCGCGCGCCTATGCGCTCGATGTTGGCTGGAAGCGTACCGCGTGCATTTGGGGCGCTATGGATCGATCTATTGACTGCCTGTACCTGTACACCGAGCACTATCGCGGTCAGGCTGAGCCATCGATCCACGCCACTGCCATCAAGGCCCGTGGCGTTTGGATACCTGGGTGCATCGATCCAGCTGCGCGAGGTCGATCCCAAGACGATGGTAAGCAGCTGATCTGGGACTACCGGCAGCTGGGCTTGGACATTGTGACCGCCAACAATGCCGTCGAGGCAGGTATCTACGATGTGTGGGAACGCCTCAGCACTGGGCGCCTCAAGATATTCAAGACACTCCAGAACGCTCAAGCGGAGTATCGACTCTACCGCCGCAACGAGAAGGGCGCGATTGTGAAGGAGTTCGATCACCTTATGGACTGCATGAGGTATCTGTGCAGAATGTTCAATCAAATTGCCAAGGTGCAGCCAGCAGCAGGCTATTCCAGTGGCGTATCGGCCACATCGGGAGACTCCCGCGCCGGGTACTGAGGGATTTAGATCATGGAAAGAGCAGTCGCCGGGGTTGAAATGGACCCCAACGAAGAGGGAAATAGCGCGAGGCAGGGCGATGGCGCCCGAGATCGCATGGCCTCGATCATCAACAAGCTACAGCGCGAGGCAGAGGATCGCGTCAATCGGCGCAACATGACCGAAAAACGCTGGCTTGCTGATCTTCGCCAGTATCACGGGGTATACGACGAAAACATTCAGGCCAATCTGCGCGAGGCCAAGAAGTCTGAGCTGTTTATCAACCAGACTCGACCGAAAACGCACGCCATGGAGGCCAGGCTGTCCGACATGCTGTTCCCCACGGATGACCGGAACTATGGCATCCAGCCCACACCAGTGCCGGAGTTGATGGTTGAATCAGAGGCGTTGACTAGGCAGCTGGCCGAAATGCGAGGCGTCTCTGGCAAGCAGCCTGAAAACCAAGAGCTCGCCGCGGCAACCAACGAGCTCCAGATTGAAGTAGACAAGTTGACCGCGATCCGCGATGAAGCAAACCGCCGTGCATCAGCCATGGAGGAAGAGATTCAGGATCATTTGGTCGAGTGTGAGTACCAGAAGCAGTGCCGTGACGTGATCCGGGACGCCTGCAAACTCGGCACGGGAGTCATCAAGGGTCCTGTTATTGGCGACAAAAGCCGCCGCCGATGGAGCTACGACAAAGAACAGGGTATTCACAACATCGAGTACCTGCCCGACGAGCAGCCCGTCTACTGGCGTGTTGATCCGTGGAACTTCTTTCCAGACTCCGACGCAACCGACATGGAGGATTGCGACGGTGCGTTCGAGCGTCACCTGAAGAACAGCAAAGCCCTGCGGCGCCTAGCCAAGGAGCCCAAATTCGACAAAGACGCGATCCGGCGCCTGCTGAAGGGTGCCCCGGATGCCAGCCTGCCTACCTATCTAGCCGAAGTGCGCAGCATTACTGGCGAGAATGTCACGCTGACCGGCGACAAATACGAGGTCTGGGAGTATCACGGACGCCTGCCGGCCGAAGACCTGATGACGGTTTCCGAGTACCTGCAAGACGAAGACCTGCTGGCTGACCTGGGTATTGATCCGAACGATCCCGATCCACTGCTGGAGCTGGAGGTCGTGGTGTGGTTCTGCCAGAACGAGCTCCTGAAGTTTGGCATCCATCACCTTGAGAGCGGCGAGCAAATCTATTCGGTGTTCAACCTTGAGGCTGATGACGCCAGTATCTTCGGCTTTGGCGTGCCTTACATCATGCGCGATAGCCAGTCAGCCCTGTGCGCGGCATGGCGCCTGATGATGGATAACGCCGGGCTATCCAGTGGCCCGCAGATCGTGGTCGATGATGACGTGGTTTATCCTGCCGAGGGAGACGATTACACCCTCACAGCCCGCAAGGTATGGCGCAAGAAGTCCACGGCCAGCCCCAATGCGCGCGCGTTTGAGACGTTCGACATCGATATGCACCAAGCCGAGCTGGCCAACATCATCGAGATGGCCCGCCGCAACGCCGACGAGGAGACCGCGATCTCTGTGCTGGCACAAGGTGAGCAGGGCACGCATACAACGCAGACCGCCCAGGGTATGTCCCTGCTGATGAACGCGACCAACATTGTATTCCGGCGCATCGTGAAGAACTTCGATGATGACATGACCGTGCCCAACATCCGGCGCATGTATGACTTCCTCATGCAGTTCAGCCCAAAGCAGCACATCAAGGGAGATTACAAGGTGGACGCCCGGGGTAGCAGTGTCCTGCTGGTCCGTGAGATGCAGAGCGCCAACCTGATGGCCTTTATCGACCGCTTCGGTATCGGCACACCCTACGAGCCTTACCTCAAGGATGGTGGCATCCCGGCGCTGCGCAAGCTGGCCCAGACGATGATGATCCCCTCGACGGAGCTCATTAAGACTGACGGCCAGATTCGAGACGATGAGGCGCGCAAGGCGGCAGAAGAGCCTCCGATGGACATCGAAATGATGAAGCTGGAGATGCAGGGCAACTTGCTGCGCGACGAGCTCGAAGGCCGCAAAGAGATCGCCATGCTGGATCGAGAGACCCAGATGATGAAAACAGCTGAGTCGAACAACATGACGCTTGAGAAACTGCGCGCCACCCTGGAGGACGCCCGCGAGGCCCGAGCCAGCAAGGAACGTATGTTCGCCAGCGAGGCTGCATTGCAGTCACGGATGAACAAAGAGGGCGAGTCTACCGGTGGTGGCGGAGGTTACTTCTAGTGAACGTCGATAAGGGCAGACTAGAGGCTATGATCGAGCCGCAAAGCCCAACTTGGCGAGGGATCAAGGGACTTGTTGACCACGAACTGTTGATTGCCCGGGGCAAATTGGAGGCCCAGGGGTTGTCGCATGATGAGACAGAA